TCTTGCTCCTGTGTTTTGTTGTAAATAATGACTCTACCATTTTCATGAGTGAATACTAATTCATCATCATGTGCCCAGCAGAGTTCTTCGTATAGGGCATTTAGTCTCTCCATATCATCATAGAGTTGATTTGGATTAGGCATTTGCTACTGATTCATATGAATGTTGAGGTTTGTGCTCTCTATCCATAGGTTTAGAAGACTCAAAGGGATCTCTTGTAAGATTTTTAATAACAATGAATGCTTCTTTGTTGTACTTACGAGTACCGATGGGTGATTGCCATTTTTTGTTATAGACTTCACCGACATCGATACCAGAAACTTGAGTTCCTGCCATTTCAACTACGATGTTATCACCTTCTTCCCACCCATATTTTTGGGCAAGAGAAGNAACTTGTTCATAAACAGATGGANCATCCATTACTCGATCTTCTGGTTCAAGACTTCCGTGCATCAGTANAGGTTCTCTTCTTGTTCAGTTTCAATTATAACATCAGAAGTTGGATATGCAACACAAGTGAGCACAAATCCTTCTTCNATTTGATCNTCATCCAAGAATGATTGATCACTTTGATCTACTGTACCCGATACAATCTTACCTGCACAAGATGAACAGGCACCTGCACGGCAAGAGTAATTCATATCAATGCCACCCTCCTCGGCAGCATCAAGAAGGTATTGGTCATCCTGACAGGTGACGGTTGTTTCTGTACCGTCAGGAGTACGGAAGGTAACGTTAAAGTCCATTAGTAAGTTTCGGAAAGATTTTGTACGGAGTATGCCAACAACACAAGGAAGGCAATACTAGTTATTGTAAACAAAATTTGATACATTGTCAAGTACTCAAAAACCGAAAAGTCCGAAAAAGAAAACACTACCAGTCGTAGCATAAGAAACTATCGCAAAAGCAAATCCAATCATTGCTGTGCGACCATTGAGTTTCTCTGCACGTTCTGCATATGTCTCAAGACCATATGTGTCAGTATAGGATGGATCGACGTACATACGGGGTTCTGTGGCGTACATGTTTGTGCGTCCACCGTCTTCAGTTGTAACAGTCATTTGAGTTTTGTGAAGAAACATTACAGTATTATATAGGAAACCTAAAGTCCTGTCAAGGGGCAGTCAGTATAAATGCTTACTATTTCCCCTCAAACCCAGGAGGCAACCGATTAAAGTATGGATCGTAATCAAATAAAGCATCCCAATCTTCAATCTGATTTGCTTGAGTTTTCCAAAAATTCCAAAGACCTTCATAACTTGACTTATGAAAAACATCGATATGTTCTTTATGAATGGAAGAACCTAACTCAAGTTTGTATAAGAACAAAGGAATAGTAAAAGTATTTCCAGAATTATAAATCAAGTCATCGGCAACCGCTCTTGGTTTAACTCCATTATCAATCTTATACTTATCTCCTCTTATATGAAGGTCAATTAGTTTTTGTGCATGACGACGTGTAATCATATAACCTGCCGTCGAAAAATCATTTACAAATCTTCTATGCATTTGCAAATGAACCGAAGCAGGATTAATAACTGCAAGTTGAATTACATCATAGTCATAAGGAACTTTTGCATAGAAATTTTTCCATTCAAAAGGCCAATAGGATACAGTAGAAATATCACAATCATCTTCCATCATTAAGGCACACGGAGCATCTGTCTTGAGAAACTCCACCATTGCTTTCAGATGGGACGTAGTGCATCCAACTTCACCAGAAGACATCATATCAGGGTATCTTCCTTTAAGGATGTCTCCGAGGTCTCTACCGTCTCTGCCATCATACGCAGAGATACGAGTATAATTCTCAATCTCCCAATACTTAAATTGATCTTCCATATATTCTTTTCTCTCTGGTTGCTCATCCAGATTTAGATAGTATATGGGAGGAAGTCCTTTGAGTTTATAAAGTGACTTATTTTTGTCCATGATTCTCAAGTTTTCGTATTTCCTTAATAACGAATATCATCTCGTTCTGTAATCTTACTATCCTATCATTATTACAATCTATTTGAGATTTTAAATATTTTGATTGATCTAATGTTAGATTATCAAAATCTTCGGACCATAGAGGTCTTGTTACTTCTCGATCCTCATATGGATATAACCAGTCTTCAAGTTCAGCAACTATCCACCAAACTGTTTCACGTATAGTAAATAATATTTTTTTCGCAATTACCATTGATCATTACCTAAAGATTTATTATTTTTATGAAGATGCATCATCTTATTTGTAAATTTACAATACTGTTTAAACATCTCTGGATATGCATAATCAGATGCCAAAGTGTTAACATCTTCACGATGAGTTAAGAACCATTTGTTTAAATAACTCTCCTCATAAAACTGACCTACAGAATTTTTAGAAACATCTTCTTTAGTCCACTCATCAATTTTTTCCATCATATCAAATACATAAGGAATTTTTCCTCCCCATAAACATCCTTGATAGTAGATATCCATATCCATTATACTATCATCTATACATGCATTTGACAAGGGATTAGTATCATAAGAACCTGGTTTTGTATCATGTGGTGGCATTTTTAAATAATGACATGGATGATGAACACCAAAATACTTTTTAGAGTCATCAAAGAATTCTTCAGTAGTAATTTTTTTCTGCACATAAAGATCAGCATCTACTGATACAATCCAGTCGTAATCAGAGACTATATCTTTAATTTTTAATAACTCTTCAAAAGTTTTATGAAAAGTTTCTGGAAATCCATAATGTGGTATATTGATTAACTTTATATTTTCTGGAGATCCCTCCAATTCCCCATCACTAAAAACGAAATAACTTTTTTCTACATCAGGTAAAAAATATTTTTCAATTCTTTCATACCATTCTGGGAGAAAATTAACGTATTCTCCTGTTCCCCAAAAAATAACTGCCACTTTCATTACAAAAAAATCCTCCTTTCCCAATTAAATGTTTCTTCGACTTTAGTAGGTAGAATATTCACAAAAGTTTTTTCCTTTCCTTTTTGATTCAAATTAAGATTTAAAGATCCCATCTTTGATATAGTATTAATTATATCATAAAGTGATATGCTTTGACCACCCACCAAAAACAATTCATGGTTTTTATCCAAATCAGTATCAATGACTTTCAACATAAGAGAAATAAGATCATCTATATGAATTAAATCAACTCTTGTATCGAGATTTGCATAGATTTCTATAACCCTATCAGTATCAACTGCACTTCTCAATTTATCAACTAAACCATTGACTCTATTTTTATCTACCTTACTACCCCAAATATTAGAAACTCTGAGTACAACTGTTTTACAGTTAAGTTGTTCAAGAATTTTTTCTACTTTCAACTTAGTTTGACTATAAAAACTTAAAGGATTTGGTTTCGATAACTCAGTAGATTTTCTATTATCTTTAGTCTGATGCATATTTCCCGCAGTAGATATGAATATAATCTTACCGTTAGAATTTTTTTCCAAATAATAATTAAAAAGATTTTGACTGTTTATAACATCTTTTTCTACTTGATTAGGATCTTTAGTACGAGTTGTAGATGACCATCCTAAATGAATTAAACATGATCTATCATGTGATTGAAATATATTTTTAGGAGTATAGTCCCTATAAGTTATTTGAGTTAAATTTTTAGGGTAAAGTTCTTTAAATCTACTTCCTATCAATCCTCTTGAACCAGTAATATAAATCATATAACAATCCATCCATCACAATACAAATCAGATGTATCTTTTTGATCAGGAAACCAATTCTTAGGAGCAATTACCTTTCCTTTATTAGCCAACCAAGCAGCCCACCAAGAAAAACTTGAATTTCCTATAATAAAATCTGTACACATACTCATCAAACACATGTCAATATATGCATTATCACTATCAGAAATCATAAACCTATCATCAGCAAACATAAGTTCTTCATGACACCATATTGGATCATCAGAAAATACTAATACATTAGTATTTGTATCAAACATTGACAATGCTTTCTTATAGTAATCTAAACCAACAAAACAATGGTTTGGATTGGTAAGATAATCTGTCCTACGAATATGTAATCCTATTACTTTTGTATCTCCCAACACATTATCCATCATTTCCTTACATGGTAATAATATTTCATCTTTAAATGTATAATCTTTACGAATAATTTCTTCTACATTTTTAAAATATTTTTCTGTTTGAAAAAATCCCCAAAGAGATACCCAATCGGGACATTCATTGAATAATTGTTCATTAAAATTAAAAGAATTTTCCTGAATAGTCAACCTACTATCATCAATAGACTGTATATTTAATTGTGAAACAGTTTTCATATTAAAACAATCAAACAATTCAGTCTTAAGCATATTACCTAATCCATCATTTACCTCATCATTATAATATGGAAGACAAAAATTAGTATTACTATTTGCTGCGATACCCCTTAAAGCAGCATACTGGAACATTTGATTACCAAAACGTCCGAGTCTACCTAAATGATTAAATCCAATCATCTTTTATTAACCCATTTCAATACATCACTTAAAATTTTTGTCATTTAGATTTACTTATAATTTTTTCTATAGTAGGAATGTAGATATCTTTGATTACGGTTACCCAGTCAAAATGTTTGGAATATTCTATTATTTCCTGACGATGATTGACGGAATAATTTCTATTGTTTATGATTTGAGATTGAACATACGCAATATCAGAAACTTTGCTCTCAGGTATAACAGTTATGAAATTTTTTGTCACGTCTAAGTTAGCAGAACCCCATTCAGTTACTACCACACCTAATCCAGCAGAAAGAGCCTCCATACAAACTAAAGGATGTGCCTCACCATCAGATAACAATACAAGATTACCATACTCAGTTAAATTTTTATACAACTGTTCCTTAGACCACTCACCAAGATAATTTTTACCAGTATCAAATTTGGGATCAGAATTATTACCAGCATAATACAAACTCTGTATTGACTGAAACATATACTGCCTCTTACGATAATCTATCTTAGCAAGATATAAACTGCAGTTAGGATATTTTGGATTATCTGTCATAGAAAATTTTTTAGTGTTAACTCCATTAGGTGTAACGAATAATCTATCTTCTGGTATCTTCAATATATCACTATAGATTTTTTTAATTCCTTCAGAAAGACAAAAAACTGTTGGTTTTATATTTAAGAAAGGTTTGACAATTCTATCTCCATAGTATCCCCACTTGGTAGGTTGTTCAAGATACCCATAATGACTAGTAATAGCACAAGGATATTGGATATAAGGATATATTTCAATAAAATCATCGTACTGAATATGAACAAAATCGGGTTTAAATAAATTTATTTGTTGAATAATCTCAATCGGTTTTGGAGTGTTTATAATTTGCACTTCATGACCCAACTCTTTTAGAGCCAAGTTTTCATCCCACACCAATATCTCTACAGCACCCCAACCTGTGGGTGGTATAGGCATAATACCTGGACCAATAATTGCTATCTTCATTTTGATAACTCCTGAATAAATTCATAATCTCTATGCATAGTTGCAACATTCTCATATGCTAGAAATAAATCAGGATTATTTTTATAAACATATGCCATTGCAATCTGTTCGTTATTAACCATTCTACCACTAATCATTTTATTTTGCAATGTATCATCAATCAAATCACAAAATTTTATCATAGGTTTCTTATATCCACCCCACAATCCAGCCATAACCCAACTTCTATTGTCCCAAAAATATTCTTCACTACATCCATTAGCATTTACCAGATTTGGATAGTAAGACATAGAAGTCTGAATGATTACTTTATTTTTATTAGATTTAAAAGCATCCAGTGCATTAACTGATGGGTATGGATTTGTTAATGGTATCTCGTAGAAGAGTCTTGACAGACCTGCATCCAACCATAAAAAAATATCCGAATTAAAATAATTTTCCTCAATAGATTTTTTAACCCACTGAAATTTAGAAAAAATTACAATATTGTATAACGAATTTATACACTCTAGTCTTTTAGGATCACTTATTTTTTCTTTATAATCAGAAGAATTGATAATATTTTCAATATTATTTTTTAAAAAATAGTAAGGAATCTCTTCTAACTTTTGAGATTTAATTTTAGTGGGCAATCCTTTTCTATTTTCACTGACAAAATCGACCAAAGAAGGATCAACATAGACTACCATAGAGGTGGGTATTTTTAATGTTTCTTTAAACCAAGAAAGATACTCACTAAATTTTCTTCCATCTCCATCATTCTCTCTGTTTATATCATAGAGAGCAGTAACTAAAGTAAATGACATTATCTAACTTAATTGTCCCGGTCTACGCCATGCTTGCCAACTCTCATCATCTCTATAATCTAAACCTTCCTCACAGTAATCACAAAGGTCTGAACCATTTTTTCTGACCTCTACAACATGTTCAGAATTTATATACTCTTCCCAAGTATTCTCTAATAGATTACCCATGATTTCATCAAGACCATAATCCTGACAACAAAGAGACAGTGAACCATCTGGTAAGAGAACATTCTGATAAACTCTAGAACAATTACCCCTAATGTTTATCTCATCAGGAACCTTACCCTTTTTCTCTAGCAAAATATTCATTGCTCTACTATTAATCTCTCTTTCACCAACATAAAAATGATTTCGTAAATCATGAAGTTCTGGATGAAGATCACCCAAACAATGATAATCATTTTTATATTCCCCCCACCCATTTCCAGGATTCTGTATGATAAAATTTAACATATCATAATAGTCCTCACTAAGTCTTTTAATCTTTTTACCATTATGCTCATATATTTCTACCGGAATTTTTACTCCTATCATTTCCTCATATGAAAATGATGGCAAATGAATATGAAGTTCTCTAAAATGAATATTACGTATTTTCATCCAATCATCTTTCTTTAATCCAACCAGAGTAGTATTCAATAAGATACTATATCCCCTTTCATTTGCATGTAATATCATTTCAGCAGTATCTGGATTAAGAAATGGTTCAACATATCCAGTAAAATTTATTCCAATATCTTTTGGAATAGTGCTTAAGCATTTTTTAAATGTCTCTAGAGACATCATAGTATCTTTATCAGAACCAATTCTCTCTCTATACCTTTTAATTAAAGTAGATTGAGGGCAATATTCGCATATATTGGAGCACCCAATTCTAGGTGTAATCTCTATGTTATGTTTTAGGTTCATTCTTTTACTCTCTCCAAAATGACTTCTTTTCCAGATCTCTTGTATTGA